AGCTATTCCTGAGTTTGCAATTGATAAAACACCATTACCATCAACAGTCAAAGGTGCAGAAGCTGTTGGAACTTTCATCGCTCCAATTGCTGTTGTAGATGCTACTGGCAAGTCAGAAGCAGTTAATGCAGCAGTTGCGGTAATTAATCCCTGAGCACTGTAAGTAATTCCAGATCGTGTTGCCGCAGTAACGCTATTGGTAATTGAGATGGCACCTAAGTTTGTAACTGATAAACCACCTGCACTTGGAACGGAAACAGCACCAATAGCAGAAGTTGTTGCTTCTGGTAAATCACTTGCAACTAAAGCAGTTGTTGAGGTGATTAAGCCCTCTGCGTTATATGTGATACCACTTCGTGCTGACGCTCCACCAGATACAGCATTGTTAATACCAAGGTTGTCTCCAGAAACATTTAAAGACCGATCAAGGTTTGATGTATTTAATTTGGCGGCTGTAATCGTTCCATCAGTTATTTTTGTTCCTGCAATACCAGTGGCAATCTTTGCATCTGTTACGGCTGAACTCGCTATAGCTGCTGTATCTACTGCAAGATCTGCAAGCTCACTAGCTCCTACAGCATTAGCAGCAATTTGAGTCGCAGTGATTGTATCGTTAGCAATCTTGGCTGCTGTTACAGCTAAATTATTAATCTTGGCTGTTGTTACATTTGAATCAAGTATTTGATTTGTCGTAACTGCATTTGCAGCTATCGCAGCAGAATCAACGGCGTTATCTGCTAGTTCTGACGCTGTAATTGCATTTGCAGCAATTTGTGTTGCTGTGATTGTGTCATTTGCTATCTTCGCTGCCGTAACAGAAACATTAGCAAGAGCAGCAGTATCTACAGCGTTATCTGCCAGTTCACTTGCTGTAATTGCATTAGCTGCAACTTGAGTTGCAGTAATTGAATCATTAGTAATTTTTGCACCAGGAATATCCCCATCAGTAAGATTTAATTTGGCATAAGTAACATTTGCATCTGTGATCTTGACTGTCGTTACTGCATTTGTTGTTAATTTTGCTGTCGTAATATTTGAGTCAGCAATTTTAGCTGTTGTAACTGCTGCATCTACTATCGCTGCTGTGTCTACTGCATTGTCAGCCAACTCGGAAGCAGTAATTGCATTTGCTGCTATCTGTGTAGCAGTAATTGTATCGTCAGTGATCTTTGCAGCAGTAACAGCATTTGCTGCAATCGCTGCTGTATCAACGGCATTATCAGCTAATTCTGTTGCAGTAACAGCATTAGTTGCTATCTGCGTTGCAGTTATTCCACCTGATGCAATCTTCGCTCCAGGTATATCTCCATCACTTAAACTTAATTTTGCATATGTAACATTAGCGTCTGTAATCTTTGCTGTTGTAACCGCATTAGCAGCAAGTTTTGCTGTTGTTACATTGAGATCAATAATGGCTGCTGTATCAACAGAAGCATCTGCTAATTCACTTGAAGTAATAGCATTTGCCGCTATCTGTGTTGCTGTAACTGTGTCATTAGCTAATTTCGCTCCAGTAATAGTTGCATCAGTTATCTTTACGGCTGTTACTGCATTATCAGCAAGCGTGGCTGTAACAATTTGACCTGCTGTTAATGGATAAGTTAGTGCCGTAGCAGGAATTGATGCTGCATCTAAAACCGCAACTCCTCTTGTTACTAAAGCTTTTACAGTGATTTGCTTTGTTTCACTTGCACTAACATCAGCAATAGCAAGAGGGTCTGTCGCAGCTGCACTACCACTTGCTAAAACTGGTAATTGAGTTATCCGAAGATCTGCCATTGCCTTTTGTGATTAATCTTTTTTTATTCTACGTTGGATCTTGAAGATTAAGTGCTTCATTACCTTCAGATAGAACATCACCGACTTGATTCGATTCTAACGCTAGATTAAAGGCAGGCATCCCATAACGAAGAATAACTGGTCCCGTTGTTAAAAAATCAATTGATGTTCTAATGATATTTGTTGACTCAACACTAATTGCAATATTAGATACTAAACATTCCGCGTCATACCATACACTTTTGTTACTGGTGCCTCCTGTAAAGTAAAGATAAAATCTCCCTAAAAAATCTGCACCTTGATCAATCCTTAATATTAATTGTGACAAATAAATAGGAAATTCAGGAGAAGCCGCAACAACCTCTATTGGATTATCCTTTTGAAAAGGTTGATGTTCCCAAATACATTCTAATTTCCCTTGCCCAGAAATTGTTCCATTCTCATATTGTCGTTTAAACCTATCTCCCATAATACTTATATCAATATTTTCTCTAGTTGTTGTCATCTCAAACTCTTGAACTTTAGCTAAAGGTCTAAATTTACTTCCATCAGTTTGAATAACTACAGTCTTTGAACTAGAAGGAGTAACAAGAGTCTTAGCATCAGAAGCATTTCCCGCTAAGGCAAGAGAAAATTCATCAAATAATTTCACTCCTCCTACTTCATCAACATAAATAAACCATCTACCATCAGGATGATTATGCCCTGAAACAAGTTCTAAATCTGAACCATCTTGAGTCGCAATTTCTATAATATCTCCCGTGATTAACGATCCATGATCGAAATCAACACTAAATCGTTTCTTTGTCGTATTGACATCAGCAGGATCTAATTGTGTTACAAGAGGTCTACCTTTTTTCCTCTTTAACTCAATAAGCCCTTCCGATCCAAAATAAATAGCCATTTATGTTATGAGTCCAGTAACAGCTCCATTAACTTCAAAACTAACGTCAGCAGACATTACTTCTCCTACAGAACTTGTCATTGAAAGACTTGTAATGTAGGCATGAAAAGTTAAGTCAGTATCTGTTCCAGTACTTGGTCCTCCATCTGCTATTTGTAACTTAAATTTAACCGTAGATTTCTTTCCACCACTTTGTGCTCCACCATTTCCTGCCGCAGTCAAGACATTAGTTAAAAGATCCCCTACATCTGTGGTGAGATCAGACGAATCACCTTGCACTCTGTAATAGTAAATACTGCAACTACCTGTTACGCTTCTCATCCCAGGTATAAGTGTTCGATCTGTATCTGCTAGAGAACTCGTTTCAAGCACAGCTTGATTAGCAGTAAAAGACCAAGAACGTACTTTTGCAATCGTAACGTCATTAACTATTAATTTTCCATCTTGACCTGAGTAAAACCTAGACATTTTCCTTAATTAAAAAACCTTTGTTCTATTCTAGTCGCCATCGAGACAACCAACAAAAGAACATGTGACATTACTATACCCAGGAACCGAACTTTGGAGGTTTGGTGGCCCAGAGAATCTCCATCTCAATCCTCCACTTGATGGATCTTCTTCACTAAGAGCATATTCTGCATCATCGTATCCTTTTATATAATCATTCAAGTAATGAGGTACACCCTGTGAATACAAAATTCCAGCAGTACCATTAGTCGCATTAAAATATAGATATTTAGTTGGATCACCTGCTACCTGAATGTAAGTTCGTATGATTTTAGTAGCATCAGCATTAGTAATATTTGTAAAACCAAGATTTAAAGTTGCATTAACTCTTTTATTCCCATACCTAATAAAAGATTTTGCTCCATTTTGCGCCTCAAATACAGCTTGAGGAAATTCACCTGGACTAAAGCTTCGTGAGCTAGGTTCTACAGAAGGAAAAATTACAAAGCTCATTAGTCAGGATCAAAAGTAAAGTTAAAATCTTCTCCTTGCCAGTCTAGTGTAGCCAACGATCCAATACTATTTAAAGGTTCGTGACTTCCTGCAATCTCAACAAAACCTTCCTCTCCATAAGTAATACTTTCAACTTTATAAACACGATCAGATTTATTTGTTTCTGCTTTAGTAAAGACACAACCTCTAAAATCAGATGCTGCTAATCCTGAATCTGAAATAACAATAGGTATCCCTCCATTCTCTCCTCCTTTTACCTCCTTATCTCCTGGCTTCCAATAATAAATATGCGTTCCATTAGTAATTATTGATTGTGATTGGATCGTTCCATTTTCAGTAATAACACCATTAGCAAAACGACTGGTATGTGTTGACTCTGAATAGAACCTAAAATATTCTCCAGGTTTTAAATGCATTGCTGCTTGTGGAGTTGTCTGAAATTTGATTCCATGATCAACTTTTTGTCTAACCCTTAATGCAAATTTAGCAAATTGCATTGCATGTTCTTTCCTAGTACAAAAATTAGAAAAATCGAATGTTTCTCTTGGATCTTTATCTGATCCTCCCTCTGCATCAGACAATCTTCCTTCAACTACTCTAGTTTCAGGAAATCCATTTTCTTTTTCTTTTCTATATAAAACGCTTGCTTGAAAAAGCTGCCTTTCCTCTGGAGAAAGGAATGATACTTTTAAATCTTTTGTATTGCCATCAGTAAATAAAGCTTTAATAACTGGCTTTGCATGTTCTACTACTTCTTCTTCAGACTTTGCAATGATATAAGTTTCTGGATGATATGGAACAGCAGGGACAAGAGCAAAACGACCTCCAATAATTGTAAAATCTAAGAAACAATAAGATGCCTGTTGATAAATAAACTCTCTTAGGTTTTGATTTTCAGTAATAACACCGTCCCAAAAGAACCCATTAGCATTACAGAAACGTGCTGCTGTTTTCATTGCTTCTTTATCTACAGCTTTCTTTCCAACAAGCTCACCAGCTCCGATAATTGGATCTGTTAACAAGGCATAAGCAATCTCAGGGAATAAATTTGTTGTACCTTTCCCTTCGCAATCAAGACCTCCCCAGGTAACAGCATCTGGATTTGTTGCACAGCTAGTAGGTTTAGTAGCATCTTTACCATCATCATAAATAAATCTTTCAACTTTTATACCTTGTTTGACATAGACGGATAATTGACTAAAAGATGACCATTCCTTAGAACTATTCATTCTTAACCCTACTAAAGCAAGATCTGTATATGGCATATCTCCAGGGATCATTTCAATCTGCTCATTTACATATGTAATTTCATGCTCTGGTCCGTCTAAATGACTAGATCTTTCTCCATCAAAAGTAATGTAATCAGATATGGCATCATAAGGATTCAAGTTTTGTGCTAAAGGCCAAGGAGGTGTGATTAAATTTGAAGCATCACTAAAAACAGTGACAGTTTCATTTGCATGAGGAATCGTGACAGTATCACCTGATTTATAACCAGTCCCTCCATCAACAATCTTCCACCTATAACCAGTTACACCATCCCTTGTGTAAGTGGACACATCTACTTTTAAAGAATTATTTGCTACTCCTTGTTCATTTAACGGTCCATTTGTAACATTAATATCACTATAAGTTGTCGGGCTAATATCAACTTGCCCTCTTTCGTACTTAGTGACAGCAGCATAACCAGCTCCTTTTTTATCATCAGTCCGACTAAGAATATCAACACCAGAGCTAAGACCATATCTAAATCCTCCTGACAAAAGAAACACCCCAGGATCTAAAGACTCAGGAGTTGTAGAATATTTTCCTTTGACGCTACCTACAACACTGTTTCTCCACAGGAATTGCCATGTACCGTAGTTATAAAAACCTTTTGTACCTTTTTCCCAATCATCACCCATCCAAAGTTCGTTTCTAGCTCCTTGTTGTCCATTTGTCAGATTTGGATCACCTGTTGGAACCCAACCCTCTTCAGTTGGAATCTTTCCAGATTGATATGTACTGAAACCATGAACAACTCCATCCGTATCTTCTGGTAAATCACCTAAAAACCATTCTTCATTAGATAATTTATTACCTACCAACTCATATTCTGTTTCACCATTGAAATGAACAGAATTAACTCCTGAATGTAAAGGAATATTCTCTAATGAAACTGGGTCTTTGTTTGTCCCTCCAAGCCTATTAACTACTTTGTTTTCATAATTTCTTTTTACTTCATTCCCAGGAACAGGTACAAGTCTAAATTCATACTGACCTTCATTATGATGGATTCTTATAAAATTATATTGAGGTTGTGGTGTTCTTCCTGTTACACAAAAAGGATCAGCATTTAATTTAATCCATTCAGCATTAGACCCTAATTCTCTTATAAATAAATGAAAAAAACTAAGACGTTTTATATATTTATTAAGACTTCCTAATGAAATACTACCATTCTCGTCTTCGTATCTACCAACAACGCCACCTTTACCATATTCCCAATGACCAGGGTGACTATTGACATTAGAAAAGCCTGTAATTTGTTTCCATACAGTTGATCTAATTCCTATTTCTGTCGTCGTACATGTTTTAGTATTACTTACAGTAGCTATTGCACATTTTTGAGGAATAAGTAATTCAAAAGAATTATGTGTATTAGTAAGTCCTCTAACATCAATGACCCCTGGTTCAGTCACTTCAAAATCAAAATCCTTATAAACTCCTTCTACCCATAAATGATCTTGTGCAATATTTTTACAAATAACAACTGCTGTTCCAATCATAAACTGTTCACCTATTGCTATTGAATCATCCGCACTTTCTCTTACTGCATTAACAGAAGATTTAACATCTTCAACTCCCCATTGACCAAAACCCGTATATTGCTCCTGTACCTTCATATCACCTAATGTATATCTAATTGAATTTCCTTCAACAACATCAAAACGACCATGAGTTTGATTGTTTTCTAATTCATGCACAGCACCATATCTGGGAAATCGAGTCTTAAGTTTGGCTCTTTTTAAATCAATATCAGAATGATTTTTTGCATCTTTAGGTCTAAGAACTAATTCATAAGGAAGCATAAACTTCATTGAATTAGGAAGAGGATCATATAAACCAAATTGAACTTGAGTACTAGGTGATCTCGTTCCAGAAAATACTAGCTCTGATAATTCTTCCTCTTTATTATGAGCAAGAGGTAAAGCTATAGAATCTGTACCAGGTTCATCATCCAAAGTTCCTTCCTCGTACTGATCAATCCCCTTAAGAAACCTTCCTGAATTTCCATCAGTTCTCCTCTTTCCAGTTAAAAAATATAAGGCTAACTTTCCATTCGTATAATTTTCTAAAAGCGTATCTCCTATTGCATAACCAGCAAAGTTAGGTCTTGAAGACTCCCTTAGTCCTAACATTCCAGATGAAATCAAAAAAATTCCTTTTAGCTGCTGACCCTTGCCAATACTTAAAAGTTGTGACCATATCAATTTTGTATTAACTCTTACTCCTCCAACCATTTCACGAGTAGTCATCCAAGTCCCTGGCATATGCCTTCTTCTTGCAAATACCAAAGGGATTGTTGTTCCTAATTCTGCTAAATCTTGAACAGATTCAAATCCTGTTTGAGGAGCGAATCGTTTAACACCAGATTGATCTGCTGTTTTTAAACTTGGTGGTTTTTTAGGTTCCTTTGGCTTTGGTGTCATCAAATAAGCGACAACCGTTAAAGCAACACCAACAACTAATTGAATCAACCAAGGTTCCCAACCTGTTGCCTGGATATCAGGAACTAAATCGTAAGCTTCTGATCTTTTACCGTTATAACTTTCTGTTTTATCTACAAAGAACCAATATTCTTCTTTTGTTATTCCTAAGAGTTCACATAATTCAATTTCTTGGGGCAATAAAATTCTTCTATTGGTAATGCCTCTAGAGGGTTCCATGCTACCGCCGACCCTTCGTATGAAGTTATGTTCAGCCATCCGTCTTCAAAATAAACTGCCAATCCATAACCCGTATTAAATCTACATAGGCCAACAGTACCTATATTAGGACGTTCTGTCTTGATTCCCCATAACTCTAATTGTTCTCTAAAAATTGAGTAATCATTTTTCCTTAACCGTCTATACCAATCTCTAGTAGGACAAGGACTTTTAATACCGTAATGCTTTAAAACTGCTTTTGATAACGTTAAACAATCAGCCGCCTTATGTTGCTCAGGATTAGCACCTAAACGATAAGGAAGACCAATAAAATCAAACGGTGTCATCTATTTTGGATCTGTCCTGTTGTAGGAAGATGTCCAACAAGAGAAGTTGTTAAAACTCTATTAGGTGCATTACTACCAACAGCATCAATACCAGAACTCAATAAAACTTCAATTGTTGTTGGGTCGTACCCCATTGAAGCAGCGAGCCAGACATCGTGTGTTAAATAGGAATTTCCATAAGTTGTTATAGGAGTCATATTTTCAGGGTCGACTCTGCAAACAAAAACCTCAATAGTCCATTTATTAACAACAGCTTCTCTTGCTCGATTCATTGCAAGTGGATTATTAGCAAAAACAAGAGCTGCTTCTAAGTTGTCACCTGATCTATTTTTTGCAGCTCCTTGATAAATAAACGGAAGATAATAATAATCTTCACCATCTAGTTGAATAACATTTTCTGTACTCTGATTGTAAGGATTTGTCCCTTCCCAACTACCATTTGGATGTCCTGTTGAAGCTTCATCAGTCCATGTTTGATCTGATCCATTATTTAAAGAATTAAAATTATCTCTTTTCCCATTTTGATAACGATCTTGAACCGTTCCAGATGAATCCGTTACACGAATAAAACTGACAAGTGTTACAACAGACATTTTTACATACCTACTCTGGAACGTTGACTACGAGAGTTTTTAAGTTTGCTAAAGACCTTTGATTCTCCTTCTTGAGCACCTCGTCTTGCAGCACTATTAATGATTTCAGGAATAGCAGATTTAGGAACATAAGCTTCAGAGTCAAACGATAATACTGGACCTGTGTAATTAACAACAGTAGGAGTACTACTAACACCACTACCAGAAGCAACCGTTCCACTACCAGGGATAACTCCTTGACCTCTAGCACCTGCTGAGTAACGCTCCATTGCTCCTTGCATCTTAGAGGAAGGAATAATGTATTCATCCTCTCCAGCTTCTCCTACGAGGCCAATAGTAGGTCTAGTGACTAAACCTCCTGTAGAGAAAGATTTAATGCCATTTGCGACATGCCCTCCTTCTCCAAAAGTTCCAATCATATTACCTACCTGAGTTCCTACAGAAGGACTACCAAAATTAGAAAATAAACTTAATATTCCTCTCTGTAACTGAGTAGCAGCCATTTGTGCTGCCATGTCTAAGAAATGATCTGCAATACGTTGGAACATCCTTGCAAATGCTTCTTGAACACTCATTGTTCCACTAATTATTCCTTTAAATGATTCCTTAAATGCTCCACTAATTGCTTTTGAAGCTTCAATCACTTGGAACATTGGGTCTTTTAATTTTATAAGTTCAGCTTCTGTCTGACGA